CATGAGCGTTCCGGCCTGACGCGGTTCTTTGCCGTGAGCCAAGTGGCATTGATGAACGACATTAGCGATCGCACGATTTGGAACTGGTTCAAGCTGGTCAGAGGTTATCCCGAGGCTGACTGGCTGTATCTCCTCGCGCCGCGCAACAAGGCAGGTGCGCGCAAAGAGCCAAAGGCGCAATGTAGCCCAGAGTTTATGGACCATTTAAAGGGTCTGTTTTTGCAGCTTGAAGGCCCGACTTTCGCCCAGGCTTATCGGGACACTTCGAGGATCGCCCGCAACAACGGCTGGGCCATTCTGTGCGACCGCACCGCGCGCCGCCGCATGAATGAGCAAGTGCCGCGTGTGGTTCAGGTCTATGCCCGCGAAGGTATTGCAGGGCTTGAACGCTGCTTCCCGCCGATGATCCGCTCCAAGCTCGACATGCATGCGATGGAGCATGTGAACGCCGACTGCCACAAGTTCGATGTCTTCACAGAATGGGAAGATGGCTATGTCGATCGATGCCAGATTGTGGCCTTTCAGGATATCTATTCCGGCAAGGTTCTAAGCTGGCGCATTGACCACACGCCGAATGAGGCGGCGGTCATGTCTGCCTTTGGGGAGATGGTCGAAAGCTGGGGCATCCCTGAGCATTGCACCTTCGACAACGGCCGCGAATTTGCTGCCAAGTGGCTGAGCGGCGGGGTCAAAACCCGCTATCGTGGCAAGATCCGTGATGATGATCCAATGGGCGTATTGCCCCTGCTTGGCATTCAAATCCACTGGGCCACTCCGGGGCATGGTCAGGCCAAGCCTGTTGAACGGACGTTCCGCGACTTTGCCAGCGATATCGCCAAGGACATCCGCTTTGCCGGTGCCTATGTCGGCAACCGCCCAGACGCCAAACCTGAGAACTACAAATCGCGGGCGGTGCCGATTAAGGACTTCATCCGCGTCGTTGATGAGCGGATCAAGGAACACAACGCCCGCATGGGGCGCATGTCGGAAACAGCCAATGGCCGCAGCTTCGATACGACATTTGCCGAAAGCTATGAGCGCTCGGCCATTCGCCGTGCCACCGATGAGCAGAAGCGCCTCTGGCTGATGGGTCAGAAAACGCTGACCATGCAAAAGAACCACGGCCGCATTCACGCTTTCGGCAATTACTTCTGGTCGGATTGGATGGCCGAGTATGCAGGCAAGCGCGTCATTGTTCGCTTTGATATCGAGGATCTGCAATCCGGCGTCTATATCTATGAGCTGACCGGCGAATTCATGGGCTTTGCTCCATGTCAGCTTGCCAAAGGCTTCCGCGATCTGACGGCCGCGAAAGAGAACGCGCGGGCCAAAGCGCAATTCCGCCTTGCCCATCGCAAAATGCTGAAGGCCGAGCGCCGCCTCAATCAAAAAGAGATCGCAGCGCAGCTTGACGCCATCCCCGTGCCTGATCCGATCGTTCCGGAAAACAAGATTGTGGCGATGCACAAAGGCGAAGCACGCCCCATTGCAGCGCGTGCAACACGCCCTGCCTATGAGGACGAAATGACACCGGAGCAAGAAGCCGAAGTCATCGCCTTCCAGGAGCAGTTCTATGCGGAGCAGGAACGCAAGAAGGCCAAGGCGAAAGAAGAAGAACCGATCGACCGGTATCGCCGCGCTGTCACGCTTGAGCAGGAACTGTCGGCTGGGAAGAACATTGGCGCAAGCGTGGCCAACTGGCTGCGCGGCTACCAGACAACCTCGGAGTATTTCGCACACCGCGACATGCACCGAGATGTTGGGGATCACTTTGTGTGGTTTGAGTGATGCCGCCTGCGCGGGGTTTGGGCCCGCGCGAGGCGACGATGAAACGGGCGGACTGGCCCAGAGACAGGAGTTAAAATGACAGAGACGAACCAACTTTACAACAGCGTTGCGCCGCTCAGGAATGTGACCGCCTTGGTCACCCTGATCCACCGCGTCAACGAGCGCGCCTTGGGGCTGCCCGGCATGGCCACGTTTTACGGCTATTCGGGATACGGCAAAACCACGGCAGCGGTCTACGCGGCGAACAAGTTCAATGCGCTTCAGGTCCAGGTCAAAGAGAGCTGGGCGGGTAAGAAGCTGTGCCAGGCAATCCTTGGCGAGATGAGCTTGCAGCCCGCCAAGACGATTGCCGACATGGTCGATCAGATTGCCCAGGAGCTGATGTTCTCAGAAAAGGTGCTGATCGTCGATGACGCGCAATACCTGGTCAAGCGGGGCATCATCGGGATCCTGCGCGACATCTACGAGAGCAGCGGGAACACGATCATCCTGATCGGCGAAGAGAACCTGCCGCAGGATCTGCAACGCTGGGAGAACATCCACGGCCGCATGCTGGACTGGGTGCCTGCGCTGCCTGCCTGCATGGCAGACCTTGATCATCTGGCAGGGCTGTATTGCGCGGACGTAGCGCTTGATCCGGCCTTCAAGGATCATCTCCTCAAAGCCTCGCAGCATTCCATTCGCCGCGTTTGTGTGAACCTCGGCCGCGTTGCTGAATTCGCCCGGACACGGGGTGTGGAGCGCATGGACCTTTCGACCTGGGGTGATCAGGCATTCTTCGCCTGTGCGGCCCCCAAGCCTCGGAGGGAACTGGCATGAGCGACTTTCAATTCAACGCTGACGTTCTGCGCGGGCAGATGGCAGAGGCGCTTCTTTATGCCGATGAAGAGCACACGATGTGGGTGATCTCTGAGTTCGCAGAACGCGCTGGCACCCAAGAGGCAGAGAACCTGGCAGCGCAATTTCATCCCCATGAGCATGATCGTGCTGAGGTCGCTGCATTCTTGCACCGTCTCGCCGACCACATCGAAACGGAGGGAAATTCAGCATGACCCGCAAACCTATCGACCAGTTGAACAATGAACCAAAGCCGCAGGGCATGGACGGCGTCTGGGCTGAAATCCGCCGCCTGAACATTTTCACCAAGCGTGAAATCCACGACAACACCGACATCCATAACAAGACAATCACCGACTACGTGAAGCGCCTCATGGCGGGCGGCTACATCGAGGAACACGCCTCCTTCGAGGTGACCGGGCGATATGTCCTGGTGCGCGACGCCGGAATTCATCCGCCGCGCATCCGTCCCAATGGTCAGCCCGTCACCCAGGGCAAAGGCACCGAGAACATGTGGCGCTCCATGCGAATGCTTGGGCAGTTTACCCCGCGCGACATCATGGTGCATTCGACTACCGACACCGTGTCTGTCACCGAGGGCACGGCTAAGAGCTACTGCTCGATGCTGCTGAAGGCCCGGTATTTGCGTGTTGTCCAGAAGGCCGTGCCTGGAAGGCGGCAGGCCACCTATAAGTTCGTGCGCAATACCGGCCCGCTGCCCCCTCAAATCCAACGCGTCAAACAGGTCTTTGATCCGAACATCCGCGAAGTCACGTACTACCCCGGAGCGGTCCAATGAGCGCGCCCTTAGAAACAGTATCAGAGAGCTGGGGCACGGATGCCCCCGATTGGGTGATCCGCCTGGCTGAAGAATGCGCAGGAAGTTCACAACGACAAGTGGCCGGACGTCTCGACCGTTCGGGCGCGTTGGTCAACCAGGTGCTGAAGAACAAATACAACGGCAATCTGGCCGCTGTCGAAGACTGCGTGCGCGGCGTGTTCATGAACGGCACGATCGAGTGCCCCGCGCTTGGATCGATCCCCTCAAACGAATGTCACGACTGGCGCAAGAAATCCCGCCAGTTCGGCAACGCCAATATGCTGCGGGTTCGCATGTTCCGCGCCTGTAACCACTGCGCCCGAAACATGAGGGAGGCAAAAGATGGCTGAGCGTTGGACTGAGGCCGAGATGATCCGCCTTGTGGTCAGCGGCGTGGCGAAGGTTGACCTGCTCGGCCACCGGGGCACCACGCTGGTCACCTGCGAGGAAGTCGCTGCGATGGCTGCGGTGATCGCCCTTCTAAGCGCTCTCGATCCCACCGCCGACCGGATCAGAGCGGGCTTTAACCCCGAATTTCAAACTGCACGAAAGGAACGGACATGATCCCCGAAGGATACATGCAAGACGCCCAGGGCAACCTTGTGCCCGAAGCGAAAGTGAAACCAGAACACAAGCTCGAGGATGAGCTGGTGCGCCGCTTGGCGGGATCTGCGCAAGCGATCCGCAACACTCTGTCGGCTTTCAAAGGATCGGCTCTGGATGAGGCGGACGCGTTCCGCGCCTTGGTCGCTGAGAAGTATGGCGCGAGCAAAGGCGGCGCGAAGGGCAACATGACCCTGCGCAGCTTTGACGGCAAGCTTGAGATGCAGGTGGCTGTCTCTGACAACCTGTCATTCGGTCCGGAACTGCAAGCCGCTAAGGAACTGATCGACACCTGCGTCGAACGCTGGTCCGAGGGCGCGAACGACAACATCCGCGTGCTGGTCAATCACGCCTTTCAGGTCAACAAGGAGGGCCGCATCGACACCGGGCGCGTGTTGGGCCTGCGCCGTTTGGACATCGATGACGCCGAATGGAACCGCGCAATGGATGCGATCTCTGACGCCGTGCGGGTGACCAGCTCGAAGACCTACATCCGGTTTTATGAGGTCAACACCGAGACGGGCATGCGCCAACCGATCCCGCTGGACTTGGCGGCGGTGTGAGGGTGTCATGAAAAACAAACTGACCGACCTCAACAATCATCTTTTTGCCCAACTTGAACGGCTTGCTGACGAAGATCTGGACGCCGATGCAATTGAGCGCGAAGTGAAGCGTGCCGATGCGATTGTAGAAGTTTCAGATCAGGTTCT